GGATTTATAGCTTTATATATTTAGACAATGACCAAGTATTTGAATTAGAATTTGATTATAATAATAAATTTTTACAGAAACTATGACAAAACAAGAACTAAGACAAATCATTCGTCAGGAGTGGTTGAAGTACGATGAGAACCCTTTTTTATATGAAACCGCCTTTGAGGATGGTTTTGTAAAAGGGTATGAATTAGGAGTTGATTTTGATATAATGCAAGAATATGCAAATTTTTGTGTACATTGCAATCGTGAAGGATTACCTTTGTTAGAAGCAAAGGGATGGTTTGAACATTTTAGAGATAAATAAGATAATAAACCTTATAAGTTTATTATACAATAACAGGTTTATTATATTTAAAATCAATACATTATGCAAAAAAACATAGAAAATTACAATAGGAAGACAGTATTTTGCAATTTAAAGGAGTTTGATGTAATTGCAAAAGAACACAGCTACATCGAAATTACCGAATGGAAGAATGGTGAAGGATTTGATTTAAACGTTTATAACTATTCAGATAAAAATACATCAATATCTTATAGTGAATTTAATGTAATTAAAAAATTAGTTAAAAAACTTTACAAATGACAGAGCAACAAATCCAATCGAAGATTAAAAAGAAACTTCAGGAGCAAGGCTGGTATGTTACCAAACTAATTAAGACCTCAACAAACGGCATCCCTGATTTACTCGCTATTAAAAACGGCAAGGCAATGTTCATAGAAGTCAAACGCGAACAGGGTAAACTCTCACCACTTCAGCAATTACGAATCCAAGAGTTAAGCGATGCTGGAGCGATTGTACATATTTGGAGCGATTTTGAAGTTAATTTTGTTACAAAACACTAATTTGTAGTTATATATATATACTATGGTTAAACCTTACACAATATCCGTACAAATGTGGACCGAAAAGGATGAAGATACCTTAGGAATGTCAGGATCATTTGTAGAATTACGAGTCAATGTTGATAGCATCGATGGGTATTGGATTGAAAACGAACTCGAAATCGTTTTAATTATAAAAGGTACAGCCTATTATGTAGAGTCTGAGGATAATTTACTGATTTTTTTAGCTGAATATTTTAATCCAATGAAGTTATGATCAACCAATTAGCCAAAAAAGATGCCCAATGGAGGAAAATGGCTTTTCAAATTTGTAAAGACAAAGATTTGGCTGATGAGTTAACGCAAGAAATGTATATAAAATTATCTACAAAAATAAAACCTTTATCAGATGGTTATATTTTCGTAACTTTGCGATCATTATTTTATGATTATTTAAAAAATACCGATATTTTAATCGATGATTTCAGTAAATTTGAAATAGAAATTGAGGAATATATCGAGGGAATTGATTATTTGGAACTAACAAAGGACCTTACTTGGTATGAAAGGACTATGTTTGAACTTTCAACATTAGTAGGTCAACGAAAATTAGCAAGAAAAACAAAAATACCATTACAAACAATCCATCGAGTTAATAAGATGGTTAAAATTAAACTAAATGGCAAAGAGAAAAACTAAAAAAGAAATACAAGGTCTGGGAGATGTGGTTGCTGCTGTAACTTCAGCTGTTGGGATTGAGCCTTGCGATGGATGCAAAGACAGACAATTTACTTTAAATCGTTTATTTAACTTTAAAACAGTTAAATCCGAAATGATCCAATCCGACAAAGATCAATTCGCTATTTTTATGGATGCAAAAGGTCAAAGAGTTATCGATGGTAAAAGAACCGAATTAATTTTTGAGGATATCGAGTTTTTAAATACGTTATATCTTTACTACTTTGGACTAGATAACTCAAATTGTCCAAATTGCTCAAAAGTTCACGAGCAAGTCATTAAAGACCTTTTTAAATTATATAGTTATAAATAATGATTGTACTAAAGGTGCTTCCCAAATGAACAGCCCTTTAGTCTTTTTTTTAAAACAAATAAGTTATGCCAATTAGTTTTGATTACGATGGTACACTTTCAACCAAAAAAGGTAAGGACTTAGCATCTAAGTTTATTTCAGAAGGTAAAGATGTAAGAATTTTAACCGCTCGTGATTCAAATGGTGATAACTCCGATTTGGAATCAACCGCAAAAGATTTAGGAATTGAAAAAATATATTATACAAATGGTCGTGACAAATGGTCGTTTGTACAAAAATATAAAATTAGGGAACATTATGACAACAACAAAGAACAAATCGATAAAATCAACGAAAAAACAACAGCAAGAGGAATTTTGTTTGTTTCTTGATTCACTTATTGAAAACGCACCAAAGGACATTTCAGCGAATGAAATATGGATGCCTATAAACTTATATCAATTAATAAAAAAGAAGTCGCATAATGGCTTTAAATTGCTATCATCGCAGTTTTTAACTAATAATCAAGTTGTAATCGGGAGTTATTTTCACGATGAGCAAATCAATTAATAATTGAACAACCAATTTATTTCAATTTTGCAAGATAAAAGAAAATATAATGGAGGACCAAGAGTAGCAGTTCGACCTGATGACAAACGTTTGATGACCAAAACCGAAATGCAAGACACTTACGAAAGGTTAAAACCTTTTTTACCTGAAGCGATTTTGCAATTGGAAAATGCAATCCAAGCCGGTGAGAAATGGGCAATCGAATTATGGTTTAAATACTTTTTCGGAATGCCAAAGCAAACTATTGATCAGCACATCAGCATAGAAAAACCAATTTTTAACTCACTCGATTTAGATGTTTCAGAAAACGACAGCACAGAGTAAAATTGCAAAACTCCGAAAACGTGTTAGGATTGTTCAAGGTGGGACATCCAGTTCAAAAACGTTTTCTATATTACCACTTTTAATAACTTACGCAATACAAAATCCTTTTTCAGAGATTAGTGTTGTTAGTGAGAGCATTCCCCATTTAAAAAGAGGAGCTTTAAAAGATTTTCAAAAGATTATGCTAATGACCGACAATTACAAAGATGCAAATTTCAATCGGTCATCTTTAAAGTACACGTTTTCAAATAATTCCTATATCGAATTTTTCAGCGTTGACCAACCGGATAAATTGAGAGGGGCAAGAAGGGATATTTTATTTATAAATGAGTGCAATAATATAGATTTTGAAAGTTATCAACAGTTGTCAATTAGGACCAAGAAATTTATCTATTTAGATTATAATCCTACGAATGAATTTTGGGTGCAAACGGAACTCATAAACGATCCCGACAGCGATTTCGTTGTTTTGACTTATAAGGATAACGAAGCACTCGATCCGGCAATTGTAAAAGAGATTGAGAAAGCAAAAGAGAAAGCACTCACCTCAACGTATTGGCAGAATTGGTGGAACGTTTACGGACTCGGTCAACTTGGATCGCTCGAAGGTGTTATCTTTCAAAACTGGGAGCAAATTGATACCATTCCAACTGAGGCAAAGTTTTTAGGTAGTGGACTTGATTTTGGTTATTCAAATGATCCAACAGCTCATATTTTAGTCTATGAGTACAATGGTAAAATCATAGCTGATGAGTCTATATATTCAACCTCACTTTTGAACTCCGATATAATTCAATTGATGAAGCAAGAGCGGACCGCTCCAATTTGGGCAGACTCAGCAGAACCGAAAAGCATCGAGGAAATTCGCAGAGCTGGTTATAATATTAAACCTGTTGTAAAAGGTGCGGACTCAATCAATTTTGGTATTTCGGTACTTCAGCAAAAGGATATTTTGATTACTAAGTCAAGTGTGAATCTTATAAAAGAGCTTCGTAATTATTCTTGGGATGTTGACAAAACCGGCAAGAAATTGAACAAGCCAATCGAAAATTTCAATCACTGTTTAGATGCACTTCGATACTTTGCAATGATGTCACTTTCAATAAAGCAATCCAGAAAATTAATTATTACTTAACAAAATCACTTTTTTTAGTTATATATATATGAGAGTTATAATTCCAACGGATTTAAAAGAAATTAAGCTGTCGCAATATTTGCGATATCAAAAGGTTTTAAAAGACAATCAGGATGATGAAACCTTTGTCTGTATTCAAATGGTGGCTATATTTTGCAACCTTTCAGTTAAGGAAGTGATGCAAATACCAGTAAATGATTTTGCAGAATTGGTTGAAACATTGGCAAAAGTATTGGACCAACAACCTAAATTAGTAAAAAGGTTTAAAATGAATGGGGTTGAATATGGTTTTATTCCAAACTTTGAAAAAATATCACTTGGGGAACACGCAACAATCGACACGTTACTCGGTAATGATGAGAATTTGGCTTTATTAATGTCGGTAATGTATCGAACAATCACAAAGAAAGCCGGTGAGTTTTATGATGTTGAGCCTTACGATGGTGATGAAAGTAAAGCGAGTCTATTTAATGAGGTTTCAATGGATGTAGTTATTGGATCTATTCTTTTTTTTTGGACTTTAAACAAGGAATTATTAAACAATATCCTATCGCATTTGGAGGACAAAGCGATGAGGGAAGGAGTGAGTTTGGAGGAAGTTTTAACGAACGCTGGGGTTGGTTTCAGTCATTTATTAGAATTAAAAGAGAACTTAATATCCACATTCGAGATGTGGGAAAAGAGCCTCTTCACGAGTCACTCACGTTATTATCTTACCTAATTGATGAGGCTGAAGAAGAAGCAAAACAAATAAAAAAACAAATGAAATAATGAGATCATTTTATCAGGCAATAGATTACATAAAGCAAACGCTCGAATCAGCACCGCTTTTGAATACGATTACTCACGGAACGGATATAATTGATAATGTCAAGAAAAATATATTTCCTTTGGCACATATTAACATACTTTCATCAGCTGTTGGAGCTGGTGTCGTTTCATTTACGTTTGAGGTTGCCGTTGTAGATATTCGAAATATGTCAAAGGTAAAAGGAACAGATAAGTTTTTGGGCAATGACAATGAATTGGATAATTTGAATACCTGTCACGCAATATTAAACTATATGATTACCAAAATGCGTTTGCAAAGAAATGATAACGATATTGAGTTGATAAATGATCCAACTTTGCAACCAGTTCTGATGGCATTCACAAACGCATTAGATGGATGGAAATGCGATATCGAGGTTAGTGTACCGAATGACGATTTTAGCGTTTGTTGCGATGGAAATTAAACAAGTTCAATTAGCTTTGAATGAGTTTGGAGCTATGGTAGTTGAAAAAGCTCGGCAGAATTTAAAGACTGGAGGCAAATTCGGAACGCATAACGCTTCAGGAAATCTTTCAAGGTCATTAACTTTCAAAACAAAGGTTAATCCTAACTCATTTGAGTTTGATTTCTTTGCTGAAAGCTATTGGAAGGAGTTGGACTATGGTACAAAAGGAAGCAAAACGAGTAAAAAAGCTCCTAATTCGCCTTATGTTGCAAAAGCAAATATCGGTGCAATTGACAAATGGGTTGTTCGAAAAGGATTGCAAGGTGTCAGAGGTGCAAAAGGTCAGTTTACAAATAGAAAAATGATGGTTGCATCCATAACAAGGTCTATAAATACAACGGGAACACCTGAAACAAAGTTTTTCAGGAGTGCATTTGATGCTGAATATCAAAATTTCAATGAAACAATTGCCGAAAAATACGGATTGGACCTTGAAACATTTTTAAAATTTACACTAAAAGAAACAATATGAATTTAATATTTGTAAGAAGTCCTTATATAATTTCGATAAATGAGGAGGGGCAAACTGCTGGAAAAGTAAAGTTATATATTTGGAATAATGATGTTTCAGAGCCAACATATCGCACCTATGAATTATCGGAAGCGATTCCTACATTAACGCAACCTGAATTGACATTTAACATATCAAATTATGTGCGTGAATTTATCGAAAATATACAACCAATAACTGACAGATTATCAATTTATCAAGAATTGAATGCAATGTGGTGCAATGTAAAAGTTGAGAGATATGCGACAATCGATGGAGTTGAAAGCATAATTGATGAAACGTATTATCAAGCCACAAACGGATATACAAAATATTTGGATGGGTTAAATTATGGCTCAAGTTTAGGAGTTATATCTTTGACTGATGAGTCAAAAGTGATTTATTATAATAGGTCAAAACCATATCCTTATATTAATTTATTATTTGATAATAATTCAGATACCGAAAGCATAAAAGTAAAGTACACACCACTAACAGGAGCAGTTGTGAGCTATGATTTTGACACTATTGGACTATTTAATTATTCAATTCCTGTGACTTTAGATTTGGCACGATTTGACGATAATAGTGTTTTGACAATTATTGATAATAATACAAGTTTAAAATTATATACGTTTACGGTAAAGCCAGTTTGTGAGCCGAAATATACTCCGATAGTTTGTTCGTTTATAAATAATATGGGAGGATGGCAATTCCTTACATTTTTCAAAGCCAAAACAGATTCAATAAATGTAAAAGGATCAGATTATAAAATGATGCCTTCAGCGATCAACTACAATCCAGCAAAAGGACAAACAGGAGCTTTTAATATAAATGGACAACAAAGTATCAAAATTAACACAGGTTGGGTTGATGAGAATTATAGTGATATAATCACGCAATTATTTTTGTCTGAAGTTGTTTTATTGGATGATGTGCCGGTAAATGTAAAAACGCAAAGCACAGATTTAAAAACAAGACTCAAGGATAAAATGATCAATTACGAAATCGAGTTTGAGTACGCTTTTAATTTAATAAACGATGTAATATAATGAATGTAGTATCGCTTTATATTTTAAATAATGATTTCATCGATTCAGGAACTGCCGATGTAACAAGTACAGACAATCAAATTTTTGACTTAACAAAAGATTGGAGTGAAGGTCAATTTGCGGGTAAAAATTTAGTTTGTAAAATTGTAGCTGGTACTGGAATTGGTGAGTATAATTTTATTTCAAATAATGGACCAACAGATTTGGAGTTTGGTATTTCTTGGCTATTCACACCTGATGCTACAACCAAATTTGAAATTTACGAAGACACAGCAAATCGAATTGAATTATTTGGCGATGAGAAAATATCGGTTACTTCATCGATTGCTTCGGCAAATGATTTAGGAAAGGTATTCACGGATTTCTCGCAATCTTTTACGATACCGGCATCGACACATAACAATGGTATTTTCAAACATTGGTATGAAAGCCAAATTGATGGAGGTTTTCAACACGGGAAGCGATATGATGGATATATTAAAATCAATAATATATTATTCAAGAAGGGTAATTTTCAACTTGAGAAAGCCAATCGAAAAAACGGAATGATTGAAAGTTATACTATTACATTTTATGGTAATTTAACGCAATTAAAAGACCTTTTTAAAGACGATAAACTCAATACATTAGATTATTCAAGTATAAACCACACCTATGATTCAGATCAGGTTATTGATAGGATTCAATATGGTGCGAGTTATGATGTAATGTATCCAATTTTGGGAAGTGCAAAAAAGTTTGAATATAGAACACTCGATGCTGATAATGATATTACATTATCCACAGGAGCTGTTAAATGGAATGAGTTATTTCCGGCTATTAAATTGACTTCAATAATTAGTTTTATCCAAAACAAATATGGCATAACTTTTACAGGTAGTTTTTTAACCTTAAAGCAATGGACAAAATTACGATTGTATTGTAAAAATGCTGAAGAGTTGGAAGTTTATACCGCACCATTGCAAATAAATTTTACAACCGCAGATCCTCCATTGATTTCAGGTGGTGAGGTAAGTTTATCAGGTAATTGGATTAAGACAATTTGGAACAGATTCCCAGCAACATTTAATAACGCAACAACTATAAAGTTAAAATTAACAATTAATCCAGCAGTTGGTTATACCAATATCAAATATAGAGTTTTGGTTTATGACACTATAAATGGAGTTAGGACACTTCGGACAACCTATTCTGATTTAATTGGAAGTACAACAACTTTATTTTTTAGTGATGCTTATCATAATGATCATACAATTCATCAATTTGATTTTGAGATAACCTCAGCAATTTCATTTGTTTATACGAGTAATGTAGATCGTGATAATATTACACCAATTGGATCATTAGTATTTTTGTATCATAATACAATGTACGCAAGTTCACAAACTACATTCGCAAATATTAACGTAGGAAATTTTATACCTGACATTTCGGTTGTTGATTTTATGACTGGATTGATAAAAATGTTTAATTTGATGGTAATTCCAACATCAAAAACTTCATTTGAATTAGTACCATTGGAATTATATTATAATGCCGGAAATGTAAGCGAAATAACAGAATTCATACAATCAGAAAACGCAGACATTGAAAGACCAAAACTTTATAAGTCAATAAATTTCCAATATGAGAAATCGGATAATATTTTAAATAATGCCTTCTATACTTTGACGAATTTGCAGTATGGTGATTTGATTTTGAACAATGATAATGTAAACGAAAGTCAAAATTATGATATAAAATTGCCTTTTGAAAATGTATTATTTGAAAGAACAACCGGATATAATTTCCTAACTGCAACTTTTGTTGATAAAGATTTGAAACCATACACACCAAAGGCAGTATTTATGTATGAGAATGGATTGTCAAATGTTTCAAGTTATCCAATTTACATCACGACAGCAACAGGGACAACAACCGTAAACAATTACAATCGTTTTTCAAATGAAATTTTGACTGTACCGACAGATATGAGTTATTTAATGAGTTCAAATTTTGGTGAATATCAAAGTCCTTATTATAATATAAATGCAAGTCGTGGATTATTTTTAAGACATTACAGAAATTACATAGCAAATTTATATAATGAGAAAACTCGAATTGTAAAATTAAAAGCGATGTTTTCGGATATGTTTTTATCAACTTTGAAATTAAATGATCGGGTAATTATCAGAAACAAACGTTATATAATCAATCAATATACTGCTGATTTAACAACCGGTGAAACAGATTTGGAATTGATAAACGATTATCGTGGAGCTGATGCTGCAATGACTGTCGGTTATCGTTTCAGTTCCTCCGATGTTATTATGGTTGACAACACAGCCAAAGATGTTGAATATTTAATTTATTTAAATGAGTACGATAGCTTTAATATTTTAGAAGATACTGGAGCTACATTTATAAGATGGGGAGATTCAACAGATAACATTACAGATACAAATTTATTAGTAACAATTGACGCAAACGCTTCAGGATTTGACAGAAACAATGTAATTCCAATTGAATATTTTAAAAATGGGGTTTCAGTATTAACAACTTATTTAAACGT